CTGCGTAAAGCAACGGGACATTCCCATACTGATGCATCGCGTGAAGGCAATTTGGCATGATTCATTACTCCGGAAAATTCAAAAACAAAACTTACGTGATGCGTTCGTTTACTTCAGACCCATTGCACTCAGGAGATTCAGTTTCGATCCAGCCTTTGGCTTTTTTCGGCCAGGACTGTAAGTCTTTTCTTCGACTTCTTCCTTCGCAGGTGCCGCAGATGTCTCTTCCTCTTCCTCGTCATCAGGAACCTGAATGAACATCGGAGACATTTTCGACATGACTCCCGCGAACTTCTTGCGTTGTGGTTCCGCCATTTCGCAGGCGCACTCAACAACCTCTTTCATCAAGTCGGGAGCAATCTCAACAGACTCGAAGATCTTCGCGAATTCGGTCGTCATCGCTGCCGTCAGTTTCTCGGCGGCTCGCTCTGATTCGATGGCATCCAAACGATCCTGCAGGTCTTTCGCGGACTTCTTCGCAGCGATGAGTTCAGCCTGCTCAGTGGCTTCAGAATTGTGCTCTTCCAGAATTGACTTGATCAGTTCTGGATGCTTTTTGATTTCTTCGAGTGTCAGTGCCATTTCTTCTTCTTCCTCGATGTGTTCTTCGAAAATACCATCCGTAGTAGCCGGATTAGTGACAACGTCCACTGACCTGATCGATTCGATCGCATTCACATCAGAGTCCTTGCCTTTTACAGGCTTTTCACTCTCGATCGATGCGTTTACTGACATTCCCATTGTTTTCGGGGCGTGTGTGATATCCCACACGAACTGACTTGCGGCGGCATGCTGTGGATTGAAATAAATCGTTCCAAAATAGCCTTTGCCTTCGCGGTATTCTACATTTTCACTAACAACGCCGAACTTGTCGTGATAGTCCCGGTTGTCGGTCGCCTTGGCTGGATGATTGATGTAAACCCGAGAGCCAGACAAATGCTTGATCGCTGTCTTCCGGACACCCGGTGTGTCGTAGTTCCTACTGTTACGCGACCGAAGACCGAGCAACTTCACTCCAACGGCGATGCCCTTTTCGGCATCAACGTCGGCAAGACCAACTGATTCGAAGGCGTCTTCAGATGCAATTGTGTCCTGGGTTACGCTCACTTAGATTCTTTCACGTCGGCAGGCTTCGCAGGAGGCTGCGGCCTCGGTGCAGTTTTCTTACTTCCACATTTCTTGCAACCCATCATTCTGTCCTTTTGCCATAATGACATTTTGACATTTATTCACTTATATGGATTAGTTGTATTGATTTCATCGACTCTGTGCAACTGGATTTACTTCCGAGTTTTCGAATTTACCTTGGAAACTCCTTTTTCGGCCATCGGGTCTGTTTTCGACTTTGTGATTGGTCCGGGGTCTGTCTGCTGCTTTGCGAGGATGCTGCCTGCAGGCAGATCCAACTCTGCTGCGAGTTCAGATTTGCGCTGTGCCTGCTCTGATTCGTAGTCGCGACCTTCTGAGGCGAGCCAACTCTTTCCTGACAGTTGTCCAGCGTCGAAAAGTTCGTGGTTCACATCGAAGTCTTCCTTCCGGTTGCGTGTCTGCACTCTCGGTGGCTTTATCTCAAGCATGACCGCTTCCCAGTCGCCTTCCTTCAGGTCGTGATCTCCTTTAGTCTCTGCGTACCTGACTGCCTGCTCCAGAATCCGCTCGTCTTCCCGGACCATGAGGTGCTGCTCAAACGTCATTCCCTTGTGGAACGGTCCTTCGCTGACCAGCGTCGATGCGAAGTTACCTTCACTCACGTTTGCGGTCAGCATGAATTCCGGGCATCTGAGTCCTGCTGCGCACGCGCGGAGCAGTGATGTCAGCACTTCGATGTGATTCGTGGCTCCCTGACCTGTCTCCGGGAACTCGTACTTTATCGTCGATGGTACGGTGACGACTGCGGGGGACGGGAAGTCGTAAGTTTCGTTCTGCCCTGTGGCTCCGCCGCCTGTCTGCTGCGAGCCGAGCCAGCTTTTTACCTGGTCCGCGCCAGATCCAGCCATCATTGTGCGGATCGCGCCGAACGCTGCCTGGAACCCTGACGTTCGCATCAGATTTGACAGTAGTTTCTTGGCCCAGATCAACTCTTCTCGCACCGGCCAGTAGATCGTGACTCCACGGGGGTCGTTTGCGAGGCAGTTCCGCTTTCGATGCTGGATCAGCGTGCGGTCTTCTGGCAGCAGGTCGGGGAGTGATCCCATCGGCGTTTTTACGCGGAGGTCGTCGTACCAGTTTCCGTCGATGTGGTATGCGACGGGCTTGTACTGCAGGTTGTTCGTCCGGCGCACACCCAGAAGCTCGATGTACTTCTTCTTCTCGGTCTCCGGGTCCACGTTGGCGTACTCTGATGTCGGGTCTTCGTCGAGATCCGTAGGCTCTGCGAAGTTCACTCGCAAAATCCCGTCGTCGTCGTAGACGATCGTGTCGAACACCTCGCCGTGACGGTCGAGTCGCTGGCTGACTTCCGACTGCCGTGACTTCCAATCGTTCTCTTTCATCCAAAGTTCAAGGAACTTCTGGACGCGGTCGGCCGCTGCGGATGACCCGTCAGTCTTCGGCTTCACCGTGACGACGTGGCCTGTGTCGGCGATGTAATACGCTCTGTTGTTCATCGCGTTCGACCCCCAGCAGACTCTGGACAGAGAGTCGCCGAGGACCATGACGCTGTTTACCGATATGCATCCCAGATTCGCGTCGTACGGCTCTTCTCCGCCGTGCGGCAGTTCATCGCCGTTATTCTGAGTGCCGTAGTCTGCGGTTAGCTCTTCGAGGATGTTGTGTGCCAGTTTCGCTGCCGAGATCGACAGGCGTGTCTGTTCTACTTCAAAATCCGATGCGTAATCATGGATACGGTTGTTCGCGCGCAGCATTAGTGATCTCCTGCGTGGAGATTACCGTTGTTTTGGCGTTTTGGCAATCTGTAGCTCTTTTTCTGGTCTCCGCTTTTCGACGGGCGATCTTCGCGTCTTCAAGTTCCGTGAAGTACCCGAGGTGTATGAGGACTCTCTGAATCCTGATGTACGCTCGCCACTTCTTGTTCTTCTCTCTCCAGCAGACTCCCGTCATGCCGGATCTCTTCGTTGTTACCATAGGAATTGTACCAGTTGTCCAAAGTGACGGGTCGTCTCGAAATACATCGGCATGACCGGCGATGGGGCGTGACACAGGTACGACTGTGTCTGGATGTGCCAGTCAATCAGCGATTCCGGGTCGTTCTTGCGGCATTTCTTGCATCCGGATTTACTCATTGGATTGTTCTTCCTCAATTTCCAAACCTGGACTTACATAAGGAATATCAGAAACTCGGCACCAGTAACCTTCGGTGACTTCTTCAAGATCTTTTCCTCCTAAGCATGCCCAGAACCACGTTCTCCGAGGCGATGGGTCGCTGATGTCCGATCCAGCGTACCACCATAGGCCATCACGATTTGGTTTCATCCATGCCCAGCGAAGAGGATGCTTCTTTTCAGCCAGAAGATACGTCTGCACTGTAAATTGCAGTTTGTCACATGAAATCTTCGATTCTTCGAGCTTCTTTCTGAGTGATGTGACCGCCGCTTTGCACGGTGCGTGCTTCTTTTTCTCTGCATCCAGTTCAAAATTCAGATGTCTATTTTGTTGCCTTTCTGCCTGAATTACTTTCACCTGAATTTCGATTACTGACTTCAGTTTCTTCTTCGCACCCATTTTAAGTCCCTTCGTTAATACAGTATGTGAGCAGACGCTGCTCATTGCTTCATCTCCATGACGCCACGACAAAATCCCAACAGCCACGCTGCTGACATTCTGTATTCAAGCGGACGACCTCTAAGTTTGCAGATCGCAGCCGCAAGTGCTGGGAAATCGTCGCTTGTGCCAGTGTTATAGCCGCTTGCTCCCAGTTTAATCTCCAGCCAGTCTTGCTCTGACATTGATGCGTGCCGCTCTATCATTTCCCTTTTCTCCGTTCTTCCCAGTAAATCTCTAAATGACGCGGTAACTGTGTGGCCATGTCCAGACTGTCTGGACCATCGTCGTGCTTCCCTTTTTCTTGAATCCCAGTGAAGTTCCTGAGCTGTTGCACGAGTAGCGATGTGCCGGGATTGTTCAGGTATCGCAGACGGTGGCCTTTGATGAACGGATCGAGTCGGCGAATCCTGAGTGGCTTCGGTAGCGTGTCTTTTACCGGGATGATTATGTTCCCAGAGGATAGGTACTTGCTGAGCGCGTAAGCGGGGTTGTCTGCGGCGTACCTGTAGATCATGTCCAGGAACAACTCCTGAAATTGCAGTGTCTCAATCCCGATCAAGTCGCCGCTGATGATCCGGTGATGCGGTTGATCGCAGAACAGGAACAGATCAGAGACGATCTGGCCGGGGGGACGACGGGCAAGATCGGCGTCAACGTACTTTATGTCTGATTGCGTGGATTGGGCGACACAGCAGATTGATGAGTAGTCGCCTTCTTTTTCTTTTTTGCCTTTAGAGGCATCCACGGCAAACATGCGGACGATGGGCGTGTTTGCGAACGCTGGATTTTCAGGCGAAGGGAATTCATCCAGATCCACGTAGATGTCATTGAAGCAGGTGCGGTCCCATTCTGTATCGACGTTGCTCGAAGCGTTCCAGTTTCCGTAGAGGAACCGTTGCTTCTCTTGTTCGTCGAGACCTTCAAGACGCTGACGGTATTTGATGTCGATATGAGGATTGTCGGCGAGTGACCCAGGCACGAATGTGCCGCTTGTTGTGATGCATTCGCTCATCCCCGTCTCTGGACTTACGGCATACTGTGGCTCATCGAACCACTGGATGTTTTGACCTGTGTATTTGAAGTGCTTTATGACTCCGGACAGCTCGCGATTCGGAAGACCTGTCTTCAAATCCAGCCACGGGCTAACCCACGGGAAAAGCCAAGAGTCACGATCGGGATTGGCCGTAAACCTAAGCACTGGTTTTACACCGGAAGATGACCTGCACCGCGACCAGAGGAATAAAATATAACTCAACGGGAAGTCAGAGATCTCATCGAACCCAAGCCAGTCAAATTGCGCCCCTTTGTAATTTTCAAGGTCTTTTGCGAATTGGCAGGTAAACAGGCCAATCTTAGAGCCGCACGGAAACAGAAACTCTGATCTCGTGTGGTTGTGCTTTGCGCCGAGCGATCCGTACATCTCCAAGCATCCGTCGAGCAGGCCACCAGATTTCGTGAGAGTCGGGTATGTTCTTCGGAAGATTGCTCCTCTGAACTTTGGGTTCGCGAACTTACCCTGCGTATGACGAAGCGGATCGACAGTTAATGCAAATGTCTTCCCGGACCCGGCACTGCCGCCGTAGAGCGCCCAGTCCGCGTTGCACGACAGGAAATCAAACTGAGGCTTAGATAGTGGATGCTCAAACATCAGGATTTCCTTCCGTGGTTCGGGTGGTATCCATAGTGGATCTCTGCCGCTTTACGTGCGATGGCGGCTTCTTCCAGCGTGTCGAACGAACCTACATTCAGTATCCCGGCATCATCCCTGATTCTTGCCCTGTATCTGCCATGCTCTAAGCTAACACCCATCGCGCCGGAGGTGTTGTTTTTGTGGAATTTCTTGTTTCTTTGATTCATCTGTGGCGTGGCCAGCCGCAGGTTCGAACGCTTATTGTCCATCGTGTTTCCATTTTCATGATCGACCATGGCTGGTGGCATTACTCCCGTTTCCAAAAGAAACGCAAGCCTATGGATGGATATGAATTTACCCATGATCCTGATCTTTAGGTAGACATGTTCTTTTATGTGGTCTTCTGTTCCCAACTGCCACCCGGAAACTGCGCGAGTCCGAATAACTTTTCTTCGAACAAGACCAGTCAATGGATCGTATTCGATCTCTCTGTTAGCCACTTCAAGCGTGATCTCTGCCATCACAAACACTCCACGAAAAAACCACAGTGCGACGATGCAAGCATCACACTGTGGTTCAAAAATCAGGGTCACCCCCGAAGATTTCTTTTTGCCTGTCTTGCATTCAGGCGATGCCCACATCATCACAAAGATTCATCGATCCGTCAATCTTCAACGGCCGCGAAAGTCAAAAAGTAATACAGTCATCACAGCATCCAACGAATAACCCCGTGATGCTGTTCTTGGCCATCGGTCTGCCGCACAGGCAAACAGAATTGTCGCCCAGCTTTGAGCCATTCGACTTCCAGTACAAATACTGTATGAACCGCACCTCATCCAGTTCAGTCAGCCTCCTAATCGCGGCGACTGCAAACCTGTCGGTTTCAGGAAGTGCGTCGTAGTATTCGAGCCAGTCTTTCATGGTTCCACCTCGCCAATCACATTAAACATCTCCGGATGAATCCGCCGCACCAGCCGCATCGATACGATCCGCTGACAATCGCTGATTGCCTGCCTGAAGTCGTTATTGTCGTTCGGGCCTGTGCTGTCGCTGTCAAGCAGGATCATCTTATTCCATGCGTCTGCAAGGATGGTAAGAATAGCCAGTTCTTCGGTTGTTAAACTCATGTTCTATCCTTAAATTCATCGCGTGCCTTTTTAAGTGCCGCGAGTTCTGCCTGCAGCTTTTCGACTTCATCACTTAAATACTTCTCCCGCTCAGCATTCCACTGATCGACTGGCTGTAGCTGCTCTTCACGAATTGGACCTGCTGACTCGACGTCGCATCTCGTACCAAACGACTCTGGAGGATGGTCGCCATCCATCGCGTTTGTGATCCAATACTCCCAGTAAATCATGGCGGCCGAAAACCGTTTTCGAACCCCTGTCACATAAAATGGCTTCCCAACGAGGAACACCCGCTGATCCATTTTGAACTTGTTGTCCATGATCTTCACCCCTTCGCCGAGCATTCAAGTACACGCCGGTAATCATCCAAATTCTGCGGGTCCACTTTACCGCAGAAACAACAAACGCTGATCTTCACGCCATCGCGCTCGCCGTGGTCGTCTATCACTGTGCGATGCACCTTCGTGTATCGCGTGTGATATCCGAACACGCAGAGAAGTCGCCGCCAACTCAGGTCCAGTTCTACTGATTTCATGCGTGGCATATTTATTCCAACACGCCTTCAGACGGCTCACGACGGATACCCATTATCACGTTCTGAAGCAGATCTGGCTCAGTCTCCATCGTTACGCCGGTGACCGCTGTCCTCGGCCCTGATGGTGTTCGACCTCGCTTCGGCGGCGAGACCGCTGTGATGTGCGCGAATGCCTGCTCGCGGGCTTGTGATTCGCTCTCGGCGTTCGTGACGTCGATGTGGACGGTGGCGATGATTCGGAATGTCTGGGTCATGGGGTTCTTTCTGATGGAAGTTCGTACTGGCCTGAACTGTTGATGACTGTGCGGGTGGGTGGACGGTGGGAAATAGATACGTCGATCGGTTTTTCATCAAATGCGAGGATCGAAGATCTAAGATCGTTTATTGTCGCTGATTGGCCCGGTTCGATGGCCTGAAGTGCGTCGGAGTCGTGCATTAAGATCACGGCTTTCGCTGCGTCGATGATTGCTTTGAGTTCGGGGGTCATTGGTGGTCCTTGAAAATACTTTCCCGGTTATCTGCGATTAGGTTCATAATCCTGAGCGCTTGCTCAAAATTACATGCAATCGAGAACTTACCTTTGTCGTAAACTGCCGTCCTCAGTCCAGCTTTATTCGCAGCAGAGACGAAACGCATAAACTCCGCCTCTTCCGTTTGTTCAGTCTCGTATCTTTTGCGACGAACCTCACGCTCTTTTACCGCCTTTTCCATCTCGCGATGCACACCCTTGAGAATCAGCAGAAGCTGAGATCTGCTCAGCCTCGCGTCGTCACCGTTGGCAATCATGTAACGCCTTTCGGTACGATTAAAAACGACAATGAATCGCTGCCAGCAGTGTGACCATCGCATTTCAATACCGGCGAGATCGACTTCATTCGCAAGAAGGAACTCATTTACCTGCGCGACAATCGCAGAGACATCACGATCTTGAGAACTCATTCCGCACCCCTCGCACAAGCCAGCCTCCCAAGGTTCGAGAGGCTGGCAACATGTTTTACAGTATTCGTTTTGCAATGGTAGTACAATGCTTGAAGAAATGGAAGGGTTATTTATTTTTTTTATTTAGTTGAGGGTGGGAGTGAAGTAGGGGTTACCCATATACCAGATTTCGTCGATAGATCGGCGCTTTTCGGCGCTTTTCGGCGTTTTCGGCGATTGCATCGTTTTCGGCGCTTTTCGGCGCTTGCATCGTTTTCGGCGCTTTTCGGCGCAATAAAGAAGCGCGGCCCGCAATGCGGCCCGCGCCCGATCGTTCTCACTGGTTCCCAGTCCAGTCAACATTCACTGTGAATCCGCTGGCCGTAGCGGCATTTCGCACGTTATTACTATGCGCTTTCAGCCGAAGGCCGATTACACTTCCGAACCCTGTTTTACGGTGCGGGCCTGGGTCACCAGCAACCTGAAGACGCAAGTCGCTTGAATCACCATCGTGCACATGCCAAGTCTGGCTATCACCAGGAAGCTGGATTCTCTTCGGTAGTCGTTGTCTCAGGGCAGCGTTTGCAGCGAACCGATTAGGATGGCCTTCCGAATTGCGCGGCGTAATGTCACTGAAAACTACAGCACAATTTTCACCGGCGTGAAGCAACTCTATGCACCGTTGCTGGTGCCGGGGTGCTTCGGACCAACTACCACATAGGGTATAGTTGGATGGCAGACTAGGGTTGATTCTATGGTGCCTCTTAGTGTAGTCATAAAACAGTACCGTAGGGTGGCGTTGCGGTATACCCCCGTAGTCTGTATCTTCCCACATAAGATCGGTCCCAACGTTTAGCCTCACCACGAGAATTTTGTCTTCCGATTCGGCCTTTATCCGGTGAAGTGCAATCTCAGCATTAAGCTGCTCAATGAATCCCTTTTTGTTCGAAAACAGGAACTCCCGTTTCAGGATTCGGGCCGCCATAATTCCGGGCATTATAGCAGTTAATCCGGACATTGAAACTACGCACGCATCCCGGCAAGATCTTGTCGATTCCTGACAAGCCGTTTTTTCGCCCTGGGACGCGCCGATCGTGTGCGACGGCAGGGACAATCCGACAACGGAATATAGTTCCGTTTCTGACTTCCGAAGTTTCGTGTTCGCTTCCGCTGTTGAGAGTAGGTTCATTGTTCGATCCTGAAATAGTGGTTCGGTGAAAAAACGGCGCGGCGAAATTGCCGCGCCTTGCGCGGCGAAATTATGTGACAATCACAACTTCGGTTGTTTCTCGTTTGATCAATGTACCATCGTTTAGGATTCCATCGACCACGAGTTTCTTAAAAGTCGATGGTTGGCAGATTTCGGACGATCGAATAGAAACATGTTTTTCCAGCCCATTCGACTTGAGCCAAATCACGGTTTCTTCGCTATCAACCTGACCTATCGACTCAGTCTTACCTGGTGTCAAAGTGTAAACACGTTCTCGAACCTGGACCTGGCGGACGATGCCCCCCAGTTCCACCAGAACTGCGGAGCGCTGTTGTTTTTCCATCTTCTGTAGCGCGGAAATTTTCGTGGCGAGTGTTGCCAGCGACGTTGATGTTTTGACGTAGCTGGTCAACGTTGCGCTTGAGCGTAGTGAAATAGTGGTCATTGAATTTATGTCCTTCGATTTGAAACTAAAATTGCGTCGTTGCGACGTTGCAACGCTGCGTTCATTTACTTACTGTTGATTTGTGCTTTCAGTTCGTAGCCTTGCCGTGGTGTTCTCGTGATGTTGCCGACTACGTCTATTGTGTCCCCGGAATACAATGCATACGCGGTTCCTTGTTCGTATTTCAGTCCGAATTTGAGGGCGTTCCCTGGTCTCTTGAATTGTCGGAAGTCTCCGTAGTGCGAGAACATTCGATACCATTTTCCGTTGCGTCCCAGGTACGCTCCATCAAGGTCCCGCTTGACAATCCAGCCGATTGGTTTTGTCTTGCTCATGTTCGTTTTTTCCTATTCCACTCGTTCGCATCTGTAACAAGTTCGGCCAGCCGGTATGCCAGGTCTGCGACCTCAAAATACTGATTTTTCTTTAACTCGCCCTCCTCGGGGCATTCGTCCCAAATCTTCAGGATTGCATCGGCGACTTCGAGTTGCTCTTTTTCGTTCGATTCGATATCCATTGTCAACCCCCAAACATTATTAAGAGTTCTTCAGAACCGTAGACGCACGGTGCTTCACAATATTCGCACTCATACTTCCACGCGTCGGGTTCAATACCGTGCGACTCTTCACCGCAAGAAATGCAGAAGCCGGAATTTTGATCGTCTTCAATTGATTCGATGATTTCCGACATTGTCAACCCTGACTCTTTGTAGAGTGCTAGTTGTTTTTCGTATTCGTTCATTGTGATTATGTCCTATTTGGTTAATGGTTGAAAACATCCCGACCTCACGTTGACGCCGGGCAATAAAGGAACTCAGCGATCCAAATAAGAAACGTCCGCAAGCAGCACGTCGAGCGCGAAAGCCTGGACGCTTGACCGCCCGGCCCCATGGTCAGTGTGCTGCAGTCTCAGTCCGAGGTTTTTCGCGATCCAATCAGCGTCGTCACCACAAAATTTGTCCATCGAATGTCCATCGGGTCTTTGTGTGACCTCGTAAAAACCTGTTCCAATGACGTCGGTCTTGTAGACATACTGCTCGCCGCCATCGGACGTTTTTTCAAAGATTTCAATGATTGCTTCATTTCTGGTCATTTCATTTTCTCCCGGTGCTTCTGGTCTTAAAACGATGCCCGGCGCCACGTTGGCGCCGGGTTAAACTGCCACTACGTTGACCCAGTGCGGCAAGTCGCCGAATAGCTGCCAGGCCAAACTGTCAGCTAGTCTTAGACATTCTTCTACGCTGACACAATTCCAGGTTGTGTCATATGAGTCTTCATTATCCTGAGTCAGAATGCAGACGTGGTAGGTTTGCATTATTCTTCCCCTATTATAAGTTCCATAGGTGCCTCGTCGATAAGTTCGATTTTTTGTTCGTATTCGACCAATGAGCGAACTGTTGCACTCGCTTCAGTCAGTAAAAGCACAGATTCCGTGCTTTCCACTTCAGCCAGGTTTATTAGTTGTGTGATTGCTACGTTGATTGAGTCGAGTATCAGTTGTGCAGTTGCTGTTTTCATCGCTGAGACTCCGCGAGAATGAATTCCTGAGAGCATGGAAAACTATCTGGTAAGTTCCATCCAATCATTCTATCAGACGTCCACACTAAACCACTTCTCTCTAATACCCCAACAAAAGCATCAAATTGGCTCAATTCCATGCCTTCGGAAAGTTCCTCCCGTCGCACTGTTTTCAGGTCACGTACCTTGTCCGCAAGTTCCCTAATGTTCATTTTCGTTTCTCCTTGTTAGTTGTCGGGTTGAATGCTTGACATATCGTCATCTTAGCAAGCTGGTCAATAGTGTCAATGCTAAATGTAGAAGAATTGTAAGAATAACTATCCGGGAGTATGAAACCCAGGGTTTCCATGGAGTATTGAAGATTCCTGACACCTAGACAGTACTATCTGTCCCTGGCACTCGTAAGCCACGACTTGCTCTGTTTTAACCAGTTCTCCGTTCCGATTGTACGTAGACTCTATGTCTACTAAGGTGCACCGCGTGGCTATTCGACCGCGCATTATGTAAGTCTCTTCTGCAGTTACTGTTTGCATCGTCGTTTCTCCTTGTTAGTTGTCGGGTTGAATGCTTGACATATCGTCATCTTAGCAAGCTGGTCAATAGTGTCAATGCTAAATGTAAAATAAATATAAATTAACTCTCAGCCACTTCGTTCCGTCGCCATTTTTAGACGACTACGTATTCATTGTAATCGCCGTAAAACATGCCTTGCGATTTGTCTTTTCGCCTGGTCTGCTAATAACTGTTCATTTTTTTCTTCGTCCGAAATTTCTTCACAACAGCAATCGACCTGCCCTGTTGACCTCAGATAAGTGAAAACATCAGGATAACCTGCAGATTTGGCAGCCCTCTTTGCCCCTGGAAAACGCGTAATTTTTCCATTCATAAACCGCACTTGAACCATCGTCGTTTCTCCTTGTTAGTTGTCGGGTTGAATGCTTGACATATCGTCATCTTAGCAAGCTGGTCAATAGTGTCAATGCTAAATGTAGAAGAATTGTAAGAATAGTCCGCTCATCCGATCGGCTAGCAACAATAGTTGTCGGAACAATAGTTGTCGGAACAATAGTTGTCGGGACGATAGTTGTCGGAACAATAGTTGTCGGGACGATGTTTTTCGGCGCCGATGTTTTTCGGCGCCGATGTTTTTCGGCGCCGATGTTTTTCGGCGCCGATGTTTTTCGGCGCCGAATCCTGGGGCATGGCTCGGCAGCGGGAGCGCGGCTCGGCAGCGGGAGCGCGGCGAGCAGCGGGAGCGCGGCTCGGCAGCGGGAGCGCGGCTCGGCAGCGGGAGCGCGGCGAGCAGCGGGAGCGCGGTTCAGTTATCCGAAGTGTGGCCCCAGTATTTCATCTCAGCGGCGGCGCGAGCAGCAGCGGCTTCTGGGATCGTCTTGAACACTCCGAGGTGAATTTTCTTCCTCGACATGTATATCGCAGCCTGCCATCCGCGTCTTCCTTTATGCCATGAGACTCCACGGAAACCAGTCTTGTTATTCACGTTTCTTCTCTGGTTCCTCTGGTTCAGTGTTTGGTTCGACTCCCGGAGGTTCGCGATCCTATTGTTCAGGCCATTCCTGTCTTTATGGTCAATCTGATCCTTCGGCCATTCACCATAAAACAATGCCCAAGCAACTCTGTGGCAGCCTACTTGCCTTCCGTTAATCGTCAAACGTCTGTAGCTCGTGTTTCTACTGCGACTGTCATGACCAGCCACGCTTCCAGCAACAGCGTTCCAGCTCACAGTCACAAGACGAGTGATGTCGCCTGTTTCCGGGTCGTAACTGAACATCCGCCTTAGATCATCGATACTGCATTCCATAATTACCTCCTATGGTATGCAGAGTGTAGCAGATGCAGGCATGAATTGCAATCTCAGCGGCAGCGAAATGTCCCTTTACATCATCACGCCAATCTGCAATGATTCCATTATGACAATTCGTCATAATGTCGAACTGCACGATTGACGTATTTGCAGTTGTACCCTGGCCTGTGGGCCGCATTGTGGTACGCGGCCGCGAGGCGGCGCAAAGTTTATTCTTCGCACCGAACCACCGAACCACCGAACCACCGAACCACCGAACCACCTGTTTCCGACATCACTCATTGAATCGGCTATGTTGATTCCTGCCACGAACCCGGCAAGAAAATAGGGCTCCATACTTTTGAGATCAGCAGTTGTATTAAGTTGCCTTCATTCTCGCAGACTCGAACGCTGCCTTCAATTCATCGACATCAGACGCCAATCGCTCTGATCTCGTCGCGAACGATTCCACTTCGTCGTACCACGCATCGAAGTCTTTGTACTTCATTTCATGCTCAGGAAAGCTGAAAGTCACCTCTTTTGGGTGTACCGATGCTAAAAATGTGACGCCGCCAACCACGAACTGTTGCTCATTCATCCCGTTCTCCTCCGCTTTCCGTGTTATTCGACGGCAAAAGCAGGACGATCCGCTCTCCACCGACTTCCTTCTCTTCTCCCCTGATCTGTATGTCGATCTGCATTTTCTGCTGTGCCATGTTCATCGAATCCATCAGCAGGTACGACTTCACGGCTTCGAGTCGATACCGCAGATGCACAGTCTCTCCATCGATTTCACCGCCGATGACATCCTCCAGCACGTTCACGCAGCTCTGGCGGCCTTGGTCATTCGTCTGATACACGCCAGACGCCACGTTTCTCGCCATACGCAGAGCTTCCACAGGTCTCAATCCGTCGTCGTCCCTCATAGCTTCCACTCCGCCCTTATTCTGATCCCCATGGCCATTTCCTTGACAGTTTCGACGATCGCGATCGCCTCTTCAAGTGACCGCGCCACTTCAGATATTGATCCACTCATACGAATCTTCAACTGCTCGTACTTCTGAATCTCCGACTGCTTCCCTGTCTGCGTCTTGAACTCGATGGCCAGGAAGATCCCCAGCACTGACATCAGTGTGTCCGGAGTCCCCGCTTTGCCGTAGGTTCCTCCCGGATATTTGCACACCCAGATCCAATCCTTGTCCGAACACCATTTCAGGAACTTCGCCTGTATTTCTGACTCCGACATCAACGAACTCCTCATCGAAAGTCCAAAACCCCTTAGGGCAGGGCAAGAATAGACGCTTCCCTCTCGCATGGTCCACTGGGTCAACGACCACCCTGAAATGCCGGCTCGCCCGCGTGATCGCAACGTACTTCAGGAACAGATCCTCCCAGAAGTCGATTCCATCGCCCGACGCCCGCTCTGAGCTGGTCGCCAGACAGAAAACATTCTCTGCTTCCATTCCTTTGACGCTGTGACAGCTACCGATCCGAATCCCCGGATTCCTCACGACTCTGATCCCGTGCTTCTCGATGGCATCGTCCAGCAGCAGCACCGTATCCAGCCGCCACTTATCCTGCTGGACGAACTGAGTGAACCACTCGGTCGCACCCCATTCCTTCAGATCCGCCAGCGTTTTGACGTTCTCGCCCGAACAAGACATCTTCTTCCACTTGGCTTTGACGCCACGTTCGAACAGTTCCTTGCCTTCGAACTTCTGTCCCAGCGTATCAGTGACCCTTCTCCAGTCCTGCTCTGAGATCTTCGCCCCGTCCTTCAGATCTCTCATTGTCAAAGTATAAGCGATCTTGACGGGGCTTTCCCAGCGGGATTTCCGCTCTTCCTGACATGACCGCCAGGGAATGCACATCTGATCCAGTCGCCTCTTCAGCGAATCGAGCGCGAACCACGTCCGTGCGATAATCAGGGTGTCGGTGTCCACGAGCCGTTCGAGGTTCTCCAGGAACAGTCCTGTTCTCATCATTCCTACGCTGCCGTCGCAGACTTCGCTGAATGGGTGTCTTTCTTCGTATGCCTTGTCTTCGCGAAGCACCGACTCCCCCCACTCTAACACCTGTGGCGGATTCCGCCACGATCTATTCAGGAGGATTCGGTTCCCCTCGTCCTTGGCGGCATTCTCCCTCGCCTTGAAAACGCGGTGATCAGAGCCACTGAATCCGTAGACGGCCTGATATGCATCTCCGAGCATGTAAACGTCCTGACAGTCCTCTGAGAGCCTCTGAGTCACCATGTCCAACAGCACCGACGTATCCTGATGCTCGTCCCAGAACCAGATCTTCACTTCCTGTGGAACTGAGCCTTCTGGGTAGGTTGAGTAGATTTCGAGATCTTTCGTTATGCCGATCCCGGCGTACCTGAAGAGTAGGTCGGTGAAGTCGTACCTGTCATGCTCGCGCTTGTGAGCTTGGTATTTGTACACCATGTCCAAACATTCATCGTTTACACTCGCACTAGTGTTTACACTCGCACTAGTGTTTACACTCGCACTAGTGTTTTCAGATACACTCGCACTAGTGTTTTGGTACACTCGCACTAGACTTTCATTAAAAAAGGGGTGTAAGGACGTGAATTGCCGATTTTGCTGGACTTTATGGCCTATAGGGGGTTCATTTACACTACAAGATACACTCGCACTAGGCTTTTCATAAATTTTTCTGCGCGCTTGGATTCGAATAATATTTTCTGATTGAAAAGTTTTCTCTATAAAGGTTAGTGCGAGTGTACCGGAATCCCCTTTATGGCTGTTTTTGCTGGGTTTTCCACATGCACTAGTTGTTTTAGCAAACTCTAGTGCGAGTGTACCAAACCCTAGTGCGAGTGTATCTGGTTCTTTTAGCCCGTCCTCGCGACAATCAGGTGCCGCAGGTCGCCGGGGGAGGGTCAGTCGCGCCCTTTCCGTATCGAACCAGCTCATCGCCTTATCAACTTGGTGTCCGAGAGTCCCCACCTCACCGCCTCGTTGTGATCCGAGACATTCCGTGAGGAATCGTTTCCCGTCAGCAGAGTCATGATCCAGAATCAGCTTCGGGTTGATACCAAGTAGTCTCAGACTAGCAGAATGAGCGGTTCTGAAGAAGCCTTCTTTCTGAAGTTTGTCCGAAGATACCCCAGTTATCTTCGACGCCCTTTCTGCCGCTTCCAGGCACGCAGCCCGGCTGAAACTCCCGAAGCCAATTTGATCCCACCTGACCCCCTCACGAAGGGCCTGCTCGATTCTTGACATCGCGAATGCGGTTTTCCCACTTCCGGCAATTCCTACAACTATACGAGTCACCATTTTAATCTCCTACTTCGTCAATGGTCTTCATTCCGTCTTCACACCGGCCACATCGCAAGCCTCCTTAAACTTCCAGTCGAACATAGTTCTGTTCCACATTTGAGGGTTGTTTTCATGCAGCATCTGGAGAGAATTTTTCTCCCCGTTTTTCTGTGCAATGTGGCATCCGAACCCGCAGTTCACGCAACCTGACCTGCCTTGTCCGTTTCCTGGACGCTCAAGTTCGATCCCGTAGGACTTCAGAAGCCTCTGGACGTCTTCTTCGGACCAATGAATTAGTGGATTGCATATCCACTGACGGTTACGTGTTGAGTTGTACAGAGCACCTCGTTGCATGTAAGCGAGCTTCCTGGCCTGACTTTCAGACGCCCTGACACCAGTGAAACTGCCTTCAAATCCGAACTGCTTGTGAATCTTCCTCATCGGCTTCTTTTTCAGTTCATCGCAGCACTTATCTGTCAGCATGATGCCTGCGTCTCGTAGTTTCCTGAACGGCTCGTGCAGATAATCAGGAACCCGCTTCAAGTGATTGTCATTGCCTGTGCTTACCCATTGACGGTACTTGCTGGCAAGTTCTTTGCTGAACAGAGGGATTCCGTCTTCCTGCCAGACCTGCATTGGTTTCTTGTCAGGGTAAGCGATGGTAAGCGGCACGCCCTCCGCATTCAGCACAGCTTTGTATTTATGCATGTTCCTGATCGTCTCTGGGTACTCCAGACGAGTGTTTGACATCACATGGTGGATCTTCTCTTTGATCTTGAATCGAAAGATCGCACTGAGTGCCGTGCTGTCATTTCCTGCCGACCATGAAAGACACCACTTCTCTTTCGGAAGTCTCTGAAACGCTTTTTTTATGCAGCGGATGGCGAAGTCGAGTTTATTGGCGTAGTCACATCGCATACCGGCCTCGCGAGCGCAACCCCTCCTGGACATCTCTTCTTTTTCTTCATCGGTTTTTACTTTAGACTGCCAATTCGAAGGCTGATCCAGTTCAATGAACTCACAATCCAGTCCCCACAGGTTGTTCTCAGTGTGCTCTGGATTATGCCAGTCGAACTGGACGTTACCGAATTCCTCAAACGTTAGTTGTTTTTTCATCACGTTTCCTCCGGAAGTCGAATGAATCTATTTTCTTTAAGGATCTTCACTACCTGTTTAGCGGTGATTCCGTATTGTCGGCCGATGTAGAAGTAGCTTTGCCGTTCCCTGCCGTATCTCAGCCGGATGTCGAGAATATCGTCAGCAGTGAGTTTTATGGCAGACTTCTTCAGGGTTTTCCTGTCGAGACTATGTTCCTCTCTGATTTCCTGGGCATCAAAGAGCGACCCCCACATCAGATTGTCGATTGTGCAGTCTTCGAGCAATCCATTCGAGTGCAGGCAAACATAATCATTCTTGTGATACGCGACCCCTCTGAAAGCAGTGATAACAAGCACGCCGACATTGAGCCTGAAGATCTTCTTGTCCTTCGTGAGCCCGACGATAATGTGCCCGCTCATATTCGTGCTGAGTGTCATTTTGCGCCACTCATCATTCTTCTTGCGGCTCCACACCGAGCCATCGCGGCCGACGCGATACCCCGGCCAGGCTTCGAGATCTTTGAACTCAGGGTATTCTTCATCATCACTCATAACAAAACTCCACAAAAAAACCGCCATCATGGGAGTACGATTCCCACAATGACGGCTTAGTGATCGGGTTTTACCCCGATATTTTTCGTTTAGTGACCGAGATCGTACCTCGTTCAGCCCGCATTCTATCACTCACCGAGTCCATTCACAACACCAGATCCTTCATCCGGCCATCGCCGCCCGCGCTTACTCCGCTTACCCAGCAGGGCTCGCGCATCGACCACGGAATGTCGCTGGCAGAGAATCAGCCACTCGATCAGCTCAGATATCGACTCGCAGCCCAACTCGATCTGAAGATCCTTGCTAAGCGCTACCGCATGATCCGATAAATGTACGGTCTGACGATTCGCACGAATCATTATTAAGCCTTAAAAACAGGGACGGGTGACCGCATCTCGTGATTAAAAACAAGTGTCGTTACACCCAGTTCATTCGTGTGAGCCTCATCCACAGTTGCGCCTAAAGGCACATCACGCAACGCCTTGATGATCTCTGCAGCGCTTTCGCCGGGTACGAATGTCACGGTGTATTTCGTTCGCTCAATTTTCACAAATAGAGTCAGCTCGCATTTAGCCATGTTTCAACCTCCGTAAACCTCCAAACGGGCGTCATACTCATGAAGGCTGCCCTTCCTCCCAGTGCCACTTCTGCCTCGCCTCGTACGCACGCCTCAGCAGTGCCTCTGCCTTCGCAAGACGCAGCGATGACTGAGCGTGCAATGAGCACCATTCAGCCGCAGACTTCCCGTTCTCTGCCGGGACCATGCCGCCTTCGCACTGTTCATCAATCGCCATCGTTCTTCATCTCTTCCATCCATTCCTGTTGCCATTGCTCCAGCACGTCACGCTTCCAGTCCATGATCTCCTGCGCCCTCGCCACATGCCGCTCATCATGCGGCCATTTGAAATGCTCGAAGAAGTCCTGCATCGTTTCGACGCCGTCCAGTAGATCCATCGCTATTTTGTCACTAAACATCATTCCTCCACCCTGTAAATCTTAAACCCATGAAACTTCCGGTGACAGTAATTCCTGACGCGGTTCATCGCCCGCTTCGCCGCTTTCTCTGTTGGCCATCGAGTTGCGTTCTGCAGCTTAGTGCATCGGCTCGGATCGTACGGATCTGAGTTCAGCAGCCACACATCGCGTTCCAATTCGACGACCCATCCGCTGGTATCGAGCATCAGTTCTTATCCGCATGTTCCATGTTCGACTGAAAACTCACGCACTCATGCTTGATCATCTCCAGAACACCGACAGCTTGTTCCTGAGTAACATCAGGCTCTCCAATGACTGCCACGACTTGGAACATTGACCAGACACCACTGAAGAACGCTTTCTTCATCTCGCGATACTGAATTGTGTCGGTTTTTACATTCGGGATGACCATCATCGCGAATTTAAGCCATAAATTTTCGATCGTATTCATAAGAACAACACCCTCCACACCACAAAAACCACCGCCAACACAGCGAAACGAATAACCCTGCGCCTCGACCAGAACCGCACCGGCACATCACACTCAGGATCAACGCGACGATGCTTGATGATCATGCACATGATGGCACGTCCCTGCTCGATCTCAACCGTTGGTCTGCAGACGCACAGTCCGTTTTCCATATCGGTCGAGTGGTCAATCCAATCGTTTTCCGGGCAGATATGCACGACACGAATCTGCATCATATGTTCCCCCCTTCCAAGCCAAAGGCTCTCCAGAGTATCGCTTTCATTTCAGTGGCGCACACTTCGGCGTGCGCCGCAGAAAACCCCACAGTGAAAGGTGAAATCGCGTTTGTCGTCGCGGCCGCCACGAGCAGCAGCGCTTCGATGCACTTGATTTTGTCTTCTTTGTTTTTCATCTCATCGCTGATCGCGAGGATTATGAGTTCCGTAAAATGCAGTCTCGTCTTTTCAGTCATCACACGACCTCCGGTGGCCTGACGCCAGTTGCTTTCTGAATTGCATCGCGGGCGACATTACCCGCATCAAAATTGCGAAAGTGCTGCGCCTCAATGTGCTCGATTAATTGCAGGCACTGCTTCATCGCCGCCAGTAACTCCGGAGCCGCCGCGATCAGTCGAGCGTTTGCCAGCGACTCTTCATGGCTGATCGAATTGGCACTAAAGCCTTCGCCGAACTTAGTAACAGTTGGCGACAATCCTGAACGTATATCAGCAATGCTTTTTATATGGCCAATCGTGCCCCTGTAGTTCATCACCCACGGTCCCGGTGTATGTTCAGTCATCGATTCTCCCTTATCAGCATCCAGCAATCCCAGAAATTCAAACCAAAGATCAGCATTGAAACACTAAAACACGAAATTACGAAGTATTCCAACATGACCACCCCTATATGGTAAGCACAAACATAGAATAACTACAATACAAATATCGTTATTTCTCAGAGACAACCTTGAATCATTTCGCTCGGATGGTTACTCTTGGCCCCGGTCCCTGTATTTTATAGCCGAAGGAGTACGCGCCAGTGTCAGTCGTAGTTCAGGATGTTTTGGCTCTGGCGAGTTTCGGAATGTATCCGGTACGCCTGCATTATCCGATCTTTTCTACCAATCCGACCACATGCTCGTGTGGATCACCAACATGCTTCGTGGATGCCACAAAGCCCAATACATCTGTTGGTAAGCATCCTGTTGAGAAGGACTGGGGCAAGTCCAGCACTGACGACACAGAAGTCATTGAGCATCGCTGGTCCAACGCTGGCTGGAACGTAGGGATCATACTGGGTATCTGCCACGGCATCCCGGCAGATCAGGCGATCATCGACATTGAAGACGACAGTCCTGAAGGTCGAGCGTTCGCAGATATCCTCCTGGACGGCTTCCCTTCGCCGTGTTATTCGTCCGGGAAGAGCATCCACCGTCTGTATCGCTGGACTCCGAACCTGCCTGACACAGCGAACATGACGATAAACGGGCTGGAGTTCCGGTTCGGCGGCGGATCGAAAGCAACGCAGTCTGTCGCGCCTCCGTCAGTGCATTATTCAGGGGCCACGTACGACTGGATTGAAGGCAAAGGACTCGAAGACATACCGATCATTCCGCTGCCGAATCACATCGTCGCGTTCCTGAACGAGGAGCATGTCGCAACCGTCGCCAAAGGACCGAAGGGCACCTCGTCCACAGATCCGCACAAGTTCAAAAGTCCGCAAGGCATGATCGGTCCCGGCGCGCGGCACCACAGCCTGCTGATCTACGCGAATCATCTGTGGCGGATCGCGTTCAACACCTGGGGCATCAACGAGATTCAGGAACAGGAGGCAGCAGATCAAGTCTGGATGTGGCTATTCGGCGCGAACAAAGCTGTCTGCGACCCACCGAAGAGCGATGCGGAACTGCAGGTTCTGTTTCAGTCATCGCAGGCGTACATGCTGGGAGAGTTCCAGCGGGAGCTGGAAGAGAAACTGTCGCTGGTGTATAGGCCGGAACCGGACCTAAAGTTAGCGGACGAAGAAGTCTCTGTCGAGACTCGCGACACCTTCGGCAACTGGCTCCACAAGCACGGCATTCACCTGCTCATCGACCCCGAACACGCGCCGACGCAGATGGCCCCTGACCGCATCGACCAGTGGGCGTGCGACTGGTCGCTGTCCTACATCACACACGCAGATGAAGAAATCGTCGAACTGAGCATCCCTGGCTTCGACAAGCCGATCACACTGAAGCTGCTGGATCTGAGCCGCGCTGAAGCAGTCGGTCGCCGGATACAGGCAGAGACCGAAGGCGAATTCACGCTTCTGCGCACATTCCCGCTCTGGGACTGGCTCGGGATCTGGGAAGGCCGGAACAACGACAAAGCACGGAAGAACGGGATCACACGCGGCCTGAAAGAGTACCTGATGACCTCCGCTGGAGTCAAAGCGAAGATAGACGGCGGCCTGCAGGAGCAGGTCGAGGACATCGTGTCTGCGATGTGCGGGAACATCGCCGAGATCCTGACCGGAGTCGAGTACGTCGAACAACACGGCAAAAAAATAGAGGGACGCCTGAAGATGGCACTCGGCGGAGGCGGTATCACGAATATAAAAATGCCCGAAGACACACAGACCGGCTACTACATGCTCGACGGAAAAATCAATATGCAGGTCAAGTTGGACGAGGTGAATCGACGATACAGAGCATCATTCGGCACCGGCATAGCGACACGCACAATCAGCGAATGCTTCGAGCAAATGGGCATGAAAAAGGAGAGCGTCAAAAACGGCGCAGGAGCAGGCAGATGGTTCCTTAAAGAAATTATAGAATAACTATTGACGAATGGTTTGTGTGTCGTTAGATTGTGCTTGGTGGCTTTTTTATTTTTTCAAACGGGGCACAAAATGAATATCTTCGACAAATACAAGCGGCTAAAAAAAGAAGACCCATCGCAAACACTGCTGTTCAAGGTCGGCGACTTTTACCAGTTGTTTTACGACGATGCGACAAAAGTTTCCGCGTTGCTAGGCTTGACTCTGATTGTGCGAACCAAAGGCCGGGAGGAATTAGTTCCAATGGCCGCGTTCCCGTACCAACATCTCGATGGGTACCTGGCAAAAATGGTTCAGCAGGGTCTTACTGTTTCTGTCGTAGAAGGAATTTAGAAATGTCAGCAATCCGTTACACCGGATCAGGATACGCGATCACACAGGTTTTTTACGACCGAGTAGATCTTGAATTCGGAGGACAGAAAAAGCAATCGTACGACAGTATCGAGGATCTAATCGAATACCACGAAGATATTCTTTCCGGAGACGAGATCTGCGAGATCCTCGCTGTCTTCAGTGACCCACACTTCGACGATCCGAAGGCACTGGCCGCCGATGATCGTCGCGATCGAATGAAGGACGGTGAACAATGATACTAGCATTCGAACTCAGCATGCCAGGAAACAATTCGTGGAATAGTAAGTGGTCCGGCGAAGGACGGTCTTACGTAATCGTCAAGAAGTTCACTGCAAAGAAGCTCATCGAGCAGAGATCGTTTCATTACAGTTGGGGCGATGGATGGGGCGCGAGAATAGACGTCCGTGAAGTTGACGCAGCAGAGGCGCGTAAGCTGCGCAAGAATTCTTTGGGGTTTTGTGGCTACGACTGGATGGTAAAAACGATCATTGACTACGGTCAGCCGATGGCTGACCACGAAGTTAAAGAGTACCTGTCTTTAATGAAAGGGAGCGAAACATGTTCGCAGTAAATAGATTTTCAATGAACAAAGGGACCGGCATTGAATCCGGCAAGTGGCAGTTCCATCCGTTCATGTTCGCCGATTCCTTGTTCGGCCGCGCGACTGTTGAGTACAGCGTGCGATTCGGTCCTGTGCGATCCAGCAAGATCTTTGATAATACAGGACAGATAGTGATGGTTCCGGGAACCCCCGATCCGCAGATAACTGACGCCGTCATCACTGAACTCGTGGTCGTTGACGACGACGGTAAAGACCTGGAGATAATCAACATCAATGAAAATGAGATAATCAACGACCTTTGGCATTCTGTGTTCCTGGCGTTCAGGGATCAGCGGAGAGAAGTTTTGGACTTTGAAATGGGGCTACTGTAATGAGCATCATCCACAGATTGATCGAAAAGATCGAAGAACAGAAGAAGACGATCGACATTCTGAGCGGGCAGTTGGAAGACGCAAAAGACCGTATCGGAGACCTGGAGCGTCATATTTATGATTATCGTCGCCAACAGGGAGAGTTCTAAGCATATTTCTATGCATAAAAGTCGTTCTCTGTTTCACTTTTATACTTAACCGATGGGAAAAATCCGAATGAACAAAACAAAAATCAGCGTCGGTGACGCAGTCATCATCAATGAGTCCGACAGGCCATGTACATCACTGGTCGCGATCATCACTTCGATCGACGAGAAGGGTAACGTCCTCGCACGATACCTGAACGCACGTAATGCGTGCAAATCGAACGGGGAGCCACGGTTCATCTATGACAGTGGTCATCTGGAAGCCACAGCACTCGTTGACTTCGGCCTGGTGCTTACCATTATGCACGAAGAAGAGGGGTTCTTTTTCAAGTGTGTGCAGGGGCTCGGACTACTCGTAACGGCACATTACCTCCGTGAGGGGAAACAGCGTAATTGGCAGGAAAACGGAGTTGACTGTGATGAGTTCGGTTGGTGTGAAGCGAACGAGGATGTCGCTCAACTTTGGAAGGGTCATGTGTAGTTGAACATTTCACAGCGACCAATCGACTTCGCGCCGGCATACAAGATCAACTACGACGGCGTTGTGTTCCTTGAAAAGTGCGTCGTCCCGACAACTTCCATTGAGTCTCGAAAAGGTGTTCAGATGCTGGCCGTTGAGATCAACGGCGCGAAGTATCCGGTGTGGAAACTTATGTCGATCGTATGGGAGGGTAACAGACTGCTGCTTCCTCGTGATGGCAACTTCATGCGATGGGACGAACAGAACAGGATCGTGCTGCGAGAGTTGTCCTCCGGTGCGATCACAGATCAGGACGAGATCCACAAGATCTGGTTCGATTATCAGTGGCGGAATCGTAAGTGTTACGAGATGCCGCATAAGTACACGGTGAACCAGTATCACAGTCTTGTCTGTGATGTGCTGTACGCCAGCGTGAGATAATTGTTTAACGAAGGAGAATCGAAGATGGGGCTGGGCATTAGCGTTGACACTTCCGCTTACGACGTCGTCGCAAATATAAAATATCTGGAAAATCCACTGGCTGAACGTGTGGCACTCTGGATACTCGAATCTATGGAACCATCAGATTCAATCAATTCTTTAACGCAATTTTATCTTGGAATCCATCTTCTGCGTGCGGAGTATGCATCGATGAAAGGACTTCAATACAGTCCACACGACGAAGTATCAGGGTCTGTGACGAACCTGAACAGCCATCTTATCAGTCATTCTGATACGTCTGGTTGGTATCTTCCGGATCGTTTCGACGATCCGATCTTCGCGGATTCTGATGCAGGTTACTCTGTGTCTATTGGTTCCAGTTACAAACTACTGGACGAAATGCTGGAACTGCTGGCGGTCAAGGATAAGTGGCCACAAGGATTTGAACAACTATGGGATGCGTTGTTCATTGCTGCTGTGGCGTCTGTGGTTTGCAATAAGCCGATTAGGTTTCACTAGGAGAAGACGAATGACGAGCGAAGAAGCACTGCAACGCATCAAGTCCGGAGACTGCCCAACTCAGAAATTTGTGGACACACCGGACAAGTTCCGGGGTCACAACTATGAGTATCAGTTCACTTTTGCGGATGGTGCAACAACGAACGTCCGGTCGATCAGCGATATGGTCAAACGAAAACAAGTGAGGCTTGAGCGTGTCGGGTCTCAGCGAAGAGCGGTGTTTATACCTGAGGAGGATGAGTGATGAGTTCCGAAAAGAAGCCGAAGTCTGGCGAGTGGTGGGAAAACGAAACTGGCTTGAGATGCCACATTGTCGGCATTCGAGCAGATGGCCGGACGGTGGTCGAAAGCAAGCGGTCAGGCATGATCTGCATGCAGCTTCACGCAACAAACTGGCAGCGGCTCGATGGGTGCGATTCGTACGAGTGGGTTAAACCGGATTGGGTCGAGATCACCGACCCCGATCATGTGCTGAGAAGGGGCGTGGATCACTACCAGCGACAACAAACTCTGAAATGGCTTTCTGTATCGGATTTAACTGGATGCACTGTCCGGGAATTAGGATGCAAAGTCCGATGCCTTCGAAAAAATCTGCCGTTTCCGCAGTGGGTGTCCAGAGAGGAAGGCAATGGCGGCTTCTATGTTGAGGACACCGAATGACCACAAAGATAAACATCGTCGGGAACGATGAGTTCGGATACGAACTCCGCACAGAACGAGGATACGTCCTCGGTCCTCGACTATGGACGGCGAAGCCTGCGGCTGGAAAGAACTACCCTGAAGTTCCGGTCAGGCCGTTCACTTCGAAGATCGCCGCAAGTGTCGCGCAGCTTGAGTGGAACCTGTATTTGATGCATGCCCATAAGACACGAAGTAAAAAGAAAGAAAGGATCTCTGAGTAATGTTGGTACTAAAACGCAATCTAAGCGAGAAGATATTTATCCAGTCTCCTGACGGGACTGTGATTTCGTTGATGCTGGTTGACGTGCGAGGCAAGTCCGCTCGCATCGGAATCGACGCTCCGCGTGACTGGGTGATTCTCAGGCCGGATGCGATCAGCCTCGACCCACCCGAGGCTGTTGTGAATGTCGCAGCGAACAGTTTGGTTGCCAAACTGCAAGAAGTTGTGATCCCTGTGGCGCATGTCCCGAAGCGGGCTGCGATTATTGAAAGGATGAAGGCGAAATGAATGGCCTAACAAACATTATGATTGCCGTAGCAATGTCAATCAATTCCGCAGAGACCAAGCCCGCGCCGACATCTGGATTCGCTTTGCGGTCTCGATCGTCGCCCGAGCAGATCGCCAAGGCGGTGGCGAGGAAAGAAGATCGTCTGGCGCTGAAGGCTGAGCAGGTCAAGAAGAACCTGGCGTTCATCGCGGCGATGAGAAGATCATACTCGAAACCTGCCAGTGGATGCAGGTCTTGAAAACATTGAAATGTCGCCGGTCGGTGGCAAATTGGAGAAACTAAATGAAGATCACAAAAGAGTGGCTGGAAGATCAGGGATTCACCACAGGAACTTTTCCTGGGTGCTTCTACAAGAACCTCGGCCGTCGCAACGGCATGGTAGTTGAGATACTGCCGGACAGGATCGTAGCCGAGATCCACATCAATTTGTCGAAGTGTTCTGCGATGATCGGCGTCGAAAATCAGGCTGACATATTACGTGTGTTCGAAGTGTTTACGAAGGAGATTTACAGTGGAAAGTGAACGTACGAAGGCGTTGAAGTTGAAGCTGGTTGGACTGAATGCCGTTAGACAACTTCTTGAAATACATCGCATGGGTTTGAAGAGCATGACAGGGATCGAAGACGAAGATGAACTCGCAGCAGTTGATGATTGTCTAGTCGAACTGATGACTGGTATCGACAGAAAATACCAGACTGTGGAATCAAGTCTCGCAGTGTCTCAAGTCTGTGACAAAGAACGCGCAAGAACAAAGTTCCAGGGCGAACTGACCCACGAGCTTTTACGGAACACGCTGAAGTATGACTCTGTGCTTGGGAGTTTCTCATCGCAGGGTGAAGATGGTTTCTTCAATGTGCAAGCGGCGCATGTGGAGGGTGGCCGGCTGGTCGTTAAGTTGTTCGGAACAACTTACATGGCGCAGAGACTGGCATGGTTTTACCTGACTGGTGAGTGGCCGCACGGCGTGAATGTGCTGGATGGTGACTGGCTGAACTGCAAGATGAATAATTTATTGGAGGCGACGAAGTGACGCTTTCTAAACTATGGAACTGGATCTTCGGTCCACGATGCCGTTCCTGCGGTACACGCGGCGCGACTAGGCTGCGGATGAACACTCAGTATGTGCAAGAGGAACTGAATTACACGGTGGAGTGTAATATCTGCTTCGAGCGAACGCAGGATCACTGGAATGATATGTGGCAGGAACATTGGAGGAATGTCCGGTGAGCGTCGTCGAGCCAAAAGTACAAACATGGAGTCATCAATTAGCGGCGATTGAGTACCTGAACTCGAAGCCTCATGTATTGCTGGATTGCATAATGGGATGCGGAAAAACCTACATCACAATTCAGAACCTGCGACTTGTCGGAACACAGGGAACGAAGCGAACGCTGATTCTGTGCCCCAGCGCAGTTCTCGGTGTTTGGCGTAGAGAAACAGAGAAGCACGCGCCGGGTGAATTCGATACGATCATACTGGACGGCAAGGAGAACTCGAATAAGAAAGCCGAGAAAGCAGCGGACGCGATCCGGCTTCAACGTGCGAATCTTCGGCCGCTGATCATCGTCGTGAATTATGAGTCATTCTGGCGTGACGCAATATGGAAAGTGCTGAATTCTGTGCAGTGGGAGAAGGTCGTATGCGACGAGATCCATCGCATTAAGAGCCACGCAGTCAATGCGAAAGCGTCGAAGCACGCATGGCAGATCGGAAGGAGGGCTGGTTCCCGGACAGGACTCACTGGCACATTTTTACCAAATGATCCAGGAGACGGATTCGCCCAGTATCGATTCCTCGATGAGGGTATCTTCGGGAAATACTGGACGCGATACCGCAATCGGTATGCGATCATGAATCAGTACATCCCTCAAAAGGTAGACAAGTGGATCGAACTCGAAGAACTCCATCGCAAGTTCAACCTGATACGGCACTACATCTCAAGCGACGTTCTGGTCCTGCCAGACAGACAAGACATTCAGATCGACGTGAAACTGTCGCCTGCAGGAATGAAGATCTACAAAGAGATGCGGAAGGAAAGCATCGTTCAGATCCGTAAAGTCATCGAGGATCGACCAGACGAGGTTCGGACTGCAGTCGCAAGCAATGGTGCTGTGCAGTTTCTGAGGCTGTTGCAGCTTGCTCAGGGGTTCGTAAACGACGACACGAAGACGATCGTAACCGTAGACTCAGAGAAACGCAAAGTCCTGATGGACCTGCTGATTGATTGCGGCGAGCCGGTGTGTGTTTACGGCTGGTTCAAAGAAGACCTGGCGATCGTATCTGAATGCTGCAGGATTCTCGGTCTTCGCTACGGTGAAATATCCGGCGCTAGGAAAGACCTGACGCCGCATGCGACGATGCCCGACAACATCGACGTGATGGGTATTCAGGCGAAGTCCGGATCTGCCGGGATTGACTTGACGCGAAGTCGTATCGGGATCGAACTGAATTCGGGGATGCTGAGTCCCGGAGACTACGATCAAATGCGGGCTCGTCAGCATCGACCGGGACAGACAAAGAACGTGGTCTGGTATCGACTGGTGTCAGTCGGCACCGTCGAGACCAAACTGATCGACTCTCGTGGGAAGAAGCGTGATTTGGTGGATGTGTTACTCAACGAAATGGAAGAGGAGGTATTCTAATGCGAAACATCGTATCAAAAAGAAAAAAGCGAGACTTCAGTCTCGAACCAATAGTAGTCTGCTATAAGCCAGTCCTCGACTACATCCTCGCACATGAACTGGACTGGTGGCTGCAGAAGAAGTCCAGGAACGACGCTCGCAAGACAGTCAACGCGCAGTGTCATTCAACATACACGCCGAAGGAGTGGCCGAACGTGGTGTACTACCAGTGCAAAATCTACGGCAAGTGGCGGCGCAAGCACTCCGCCGCGAAAGATCTGGACCACCGAGGATGGGGGAAACTGAAGTCTGCTGTGGAATCCATGTCTCTGCATTTGCAGGGCAGGCCGTTCACAGAAGCCTTGGCAATTGTGCAGTCCAGGGTGGGATGTAATGCGGAACTTCTCCAAGGACTCCCGAATAGATTTCATTTTTGGCTCTAAGTTTCTATTGTGTTGTATGAAAGGTTGTTCTATATTATGGCGTCAATAAAAGATTTAGCCGAGAAGTTCGAAGCGATCATTAAGAACAAGGACCGTATCGCTCGGCAGGACAAAGAGGTAAAGCTCGAAGCGTCCGCAGTCGAGGAAGAGTTACTGAGCGCGATGGTCGAAGAAGGAATGCAGAGTTTTGCATTGGAGTCAGGGATGACCTTTTACCGAAGGACTGATAAGTTCTACGGTGTCGCAAAAGACCGCACAAAGCAAGAGTTGATCAATGCTCTTGCTGAGTGTGATATGACAAGAGATCTTGTCCAGGCGACTTACAATTCGAACAGTCTCAGATCGCGAATCAAAGAAATTGAAGCGGATCGCGGGAGTCTTCCGGCGAACATCATGGAACTGATTTCAGTCCATGAAGAATATAGAGTAGGTCACAGGTCATGAAAATCGAAGATGGAATTCCAGTACCAAAAAAGCCGCGTCAAGGACGACCTTACAAGTACCCATTCGTAGAAATGAAGGTAGGCCAGTCGGTCAAAGTGAAAGCGACGTACTACACGCTGATGGGCTGCGTCAAGAATTTCTGCGCGAAGGTGGAGAATGCTGGTGTGGAATTCCAGATCGAGATGATCACGAAGACTACGGCGCGAATTCATAGGATTAAATGAAGTATCGGGCAACATTCTGAAATGCTTTGGACCATTGTGCTTTGTTAGTCCATCGCTAAAGATCAGATGAGCTTTCTGCCGTTTGCATTGGGCGGCAGAGTCCCGTAAACCATGGATCAACGAAGTTGATTGAAACAGATCGTCTGTGGTTTTTTATGAAGCGCAGCTCGTGGGAGCATCGAGGCTCATAACTTCGAATGGGGGCAGTTCGACTCTGCCGCAATTCAATAGTTCTGTTCCTCAAGGCAGAGCTAGGACACCACGCCGTTCGTAGCGGCGGGTGTCCACTGATCGTCTGTGGTTTTATTTTTATGAATGGGTCGGTAGCTCAGTCTGGAAGAGCGCCGGGTGGTACCTGGGGGACGCAGGTTCAATTCCTGTCCGATCCACTGTTGTTTTTAGTTTTACTAAAACTTTCCGGAGTCTACTGCTGACCGATTCTTATCAAGTTGGAAAAAGGCAGTGCGTAGCAAAAAGTGAACCGGGGTCGTTAGAGGGATGATATCCGATACGCCTGGGTGATTTTTGTGGAGTAGGCTCCGGAAAGTTTTAGTCGGGAATAGACCGGCGATTTTAGGGTGTGTGGCAACTTGGAGTTGTGCAGTGGATCTGGCTGGACACCAGATAATTCCGCGAGGAATATCCAAACCACTGGGAGACGTTCGAATCGGACACACCCTGCTGAAGCGTGCCGAGCTTCGATCCCGTTTATCCGGGTGATGATCGGCCCCTGTGACTTGGGTTAAAGCGGAGTAAAGCATGACGCGAATTCTGACATGCGTCGGAGAGAAAACCGACTTGAAAAACTGGAGCAGCAATCCTTAACTGTTGTGACGGGTGCAGAAAATTAGAGGCACTGACACTGGGAAAGACTAGAATGACGATGATTTGCGTGGGCAAACCTGCAGGCCAGTTCGACTCTGGGCATCGTCAAATACCGTTCATCTTCGAACGGTAAAACAAAGTTTCATTTTTTCAAAGGTTACAGAATGGCAGAGAACTTATCGTTGACAGTGGTTGAGCGAAATGACTTCCTGGTACTTCAGGAAGGCTCATACGCGGCCGAGGCGCTGGCTGAGAATATGGACGGAGGAGGATTCTCCGAGCAGGATCTGATTCAGGTGAAGACGCCGTCTGGTGGCGGGTCGTACTGGGAGGTGGCTGGTCCTTCCGGGATCAAAGCTGAGGCGTTCATCGAAGGCGTGATTGTCTTCAAGTGCCTCAAAGGCATCCTGTGGCCTTCTGAGAATATGTCGGACGACATCCCCGTCTTAACGAGCGACGACATGAAGGTCGGAATACTGCGCATCCCGTTCGATGATGTGCCGGAAGACATGCAGCTCGTTCTGATCGACCACGAACTCACGGAGGAAGAGATCCGCACAGATCCTAAGTACGCGAAGACTTCCGCTGAGTCTTTGCCGCGATTGTTCTGGTGGGATGGACCGAACAAGCTGCCGTACTGCGAGTACGGAAGCTCAACGAAGGTGGACGCGAAGGGTGTCGCGTCGAAAGGCAAACGAGCCAAGGACAAGCAGGTCTTGTTCGTTCTGCAGAAAAATTCTGCGCTTCCGCTGCGGATTGAACTGGGTCCAACGAGCATTAAGCCGGTACGAACATTCATGATGCAGAACGCGGATCTTCCGTACTACCGATTCATGACGAAGATCGGCCTGAAGAAGATCGAAGGAACGAATCCATACTCTGTGGCAACGCTGCAGAGAACGGAAGTGTTGTCCCCTGAAGCTGGAGACATGCTGAAGGCTCGGTACACGGATTTGATCAAAGCGGCGCATGAAGCCGGTAAGTTGAACATGGTCACGGCGGATCAGGATTAGACCCGGTAAGGGATGACCGTCCGGCCAAGGATGGTTGGTGAGCGGGGTGCGCAAGTGCCCCGCTTTTTTATGCGAACTAAGGACGAACGAAAATGCAAATCGAAAAAGTGACGATTACAGGTGCAGACGACACAACTGACATTCAGTGGATGCGTGAAATCAGTGAGCAATATCCGTTCGTTGAATGGGGAATCCTCGTCTCGAAAAGATCGATGGGTGTCAACAGGTTTCCTTCTCTCGAATGGATCGGCCGACTTGTCGAACATCAAAGTGAAATGAAAACTGCGATACACGTTTGTGGTAAATGGGTGCGTCAAATCCTCAGCGGCGACTGGTCAGAATTCATTACGGAAATCGGCACTGCGGCAAGTAATGCACAAAGAGTCCAGTTGAACTTCCACGCGGGTGCTTACAAACTCGGGGACAAGTTCATTCAGTCTGCAAAGCGAGCGGCTCGTGATGGCGGTTGGCAGTTGATATTTCAGGTGGATGGCGTAAATGACGATCTGTTATTGAACGCGCGTAACGCCAGGCTCGACGCTGTTCCTTTGTACGACTTGTCTGGAGGCACTGGCGTTTTGCCTGCGTTATGGCCACAGCAGGTGGATGGAATTTACAGTGGATATGCTGGCGGTCTTGGCCCAGACAACGTGCTGGCTCAAATCGCCAGGATCAGCAGTGTCGCATCCGGAAAAATCTGGATCGACATGGAAACAAATGTGCGAACAGAAGACGATCATGAACTTGATTGTTTTGCTGTCGAATCTGTTCTGAAACAGTGTTCAGTAAACATGGAGATCGTACATGTGATCTGATTGACTGGGGCTGCGAGTAACCGCCCAACTGAATCGAGAGACGTTGCCGAGCGGATACGACTCAGGGATCAGTGTGAGAAATAGGGTATTATCAAATGTATGCAGGATATAAAGAAGAAGGCGACATGTGCGGCATTGATGGATGCTGCGCGTCGCTGAGTTTTACGGAAGTAGAAAACTGCAGTTGTCACATTTCGCCGCCGTGTAGTCAATGCGTGAATAATCCGCTGAGGTGCCCCAAGTGTGGATGGTCTGATGAGCAAGAGCCGGAGTCTCGCATCGTCAATGGCGGCGGTGGGATCGGCGTAGTCGAATGGAAGCCGAGACAGCTTGATAGCACCAAGATTGATTATCGGTCAAAGAAGCACTCGTCAAGTTCGATGATAAAAGAAGGCGTCTACCCAACCGGAACGCCGCGAAACGAAGTCGAAGCAGAAGTTCGCGGGACGTTCGGCGGTCGATTTGAAAAGTTTGGTAGCGGGACTTTTCGGTACATCGCATACACGGATTAGCGTAGTCGGTACATATGACTAAGCGACACCGCTCACTATCAGCCGGCCTTCCGCCGTCCCATGCTCACCGTTACTCTGATCCCATTCGGCAGTGATGCTCGCCTCGTCGTCAGACGAGACGCCTCCGGAAAGAGTGAACTTTATCGCCCTGCCTGCGATCAGCGTCACATCCTGACACGGCTCAGGTCGTTCCACAGTGACGTTCGTCGCGATGATCTCGGGCGTGCCCACTGTGACGTAGGAGTCCGACGCCTCGACGACCGGGTTCGACGCATTGACACCTGTCGGCATCTGGTTCAAGTCGAAGTAGAATATCTTCGTCGCGCGGACGTGCTTGCACAGAAGTTCCGGTGCGGTGACACATGAATCGGACATCAGTGAACCTCGAATATCTGTGGTGATGATGAATACGTCCATGTGTTCGGCTGATTCAGGTACGTCCAGCCGTCAACAGGATCTCCGTAGTCCGCCGCCGCTGAACTATAACATCCAAGCAGTGCAGCACGATCGAACGCACTTATCGATCCGTCTGGTGGTCTTGTGCCTGCTCGGCCGACGCTACCGAATCGCAGCGCTGCTGACCTTTTCGATCTGGTATCTACAGCCATTACGATGCCTCGTTTTTCGTGAACGTCGTCCCGTTGTCTGAGACAGCCTCTGTGCTGATGACAGTCGTCGTGTCGTCTGCGAAGAGTTTGCGTTCAGTGGCTGTCTCGGTGGATTTATTGCGGAACCACATGAACATCCACGTCAGTTTATCTTTCAGGCTGCTCGTGGCTGCTGGTGGCGACGACAACTCAGCGAAGGTGTCAACTGACAGCACATCAAGCATCTGGGCGTTGATGTCTGCTGGTGTCGCCAACCCGCTCTGCACTGCCGTCACACTTGCTGCGTCCAGTGCTACTGCTGCCGTGACACTCGCCACAGCACCGCCAGCGTAAGTCGATCGGCTCGATACCGACGCATCGATTCGTGCCAATTCAGTCGCCAGTTCAGTCCGCACTTGAAGGGCTGAAAGATTCGTTGGTGCGACCGTATTCGCACCGTCAGTCCCCCTCATGTCCGTGTTCGTCGTCGTTGTGTCAGCCAGCGTCACTCTCGGAATCGTAGTTCCAGCCGCGAACGTCGCTGTACCAATCGCATTGGCCGCAATCGACGCCGCATTGATTGCATTGGCCGCAACAGCACCAACACTCGCATCAATCCGACCACCAACCAATGCGACTGGCAGAAGTGCTGCAATAGTGCTGGTGGATGCGGTGACGTTTGCGGGTGTTGCTGGTGCGATGGTATTCGCACCGTCAGTGCCACGCTCAACGGCCAAAGTTCGCAATGTCCAACTCTGAGTGTAGGTCGCTTGAGCCGTCGTTGTGCCGGTGACAATCGCTGATTCCTCAATCGTGTAGCTATCGCCCTCGACCTCTCCCGCTGGATTGTAGGAGCAATCATAGATCCCGGTCGTTGCCGCACGCTTCGTGATCGTAACGCTGTCGGCTGTTGATGCTCCGTTTTTACGCACTGCGACAGTTGGTAACGAATCAGCATCTTTGAGCGTCATCGTGTCAGGGTTTCGGACCCGCATAACCCAGTAGACGACGCCACCGACGTGAAAGGTTGTTGGTCGCATTGTCTTATCCTATCACTTGTGGTGTTGAGAGCGGGTGGAATGGACGACCGCCGCCGCCTGTTGCCGCGACTGCTCCGATATCCGGGTATCCAATAGACCCCGAATAACTAGGGCTCGTCTGAACAAAACTACCACGCCCAGAGTTCTTTGCGGATGCTAATGATAACTGAAAATTACCGTTAGCCGCATCGACATATGGATTGGAAGCGTATGCGACATTGCCGGTGTTTAAGTAGACAGAAAAAGCACCACCGACCTCTGCGATAGATCCGAGTGAGTTATTAAACGTGCCGCAGTTTGTAATAATTACCATCGGTGCTCCGTCATTTGGTCCGTTTAACTCGATCCCATATCGTGTGTTCAGAACCGAGTTGCAGTTTTGGATTATTTGTAGTCCACCATTCCCTCCATCAGCACGGAACCCGCTTCCAGTGTTTCCGTATGAATCGCAAGACACATACACAGCCGCTGAACGGTTTGCAGTATGTCTGAATCCGTGGCCACTATTTGAATCGGCGATACAATGAAAACACCTTCCAGAAGCAAACCCAACGCCTAGATTATCATGTGCTATGCAATTGATTGAGAGAGTCGCACTTATACCAGCACCGCAGGAAAACACCTCGCACTCGTGCAGCGTTCCAGCAGATAATAATCCAGTACCTTTCATGGCGGACACAACTAAATTCGACCCCGCGCCGTATACCTGAAAACTCGATATAATGACTCCTGTCGCACTTCCTGTCGCCCCGTTATTTCTGAACCAAATATCAGAAACTATCGCAACACCATCCCCGAAGTTCGTCGTGAACAGAGTGTACGATGCTCCCGTTATGCCCCCATCGATGATTGCACGCGATCTGTCACCATAGCTAGTTCCATAGCCGCTTACGTTCAAATCACTTCCGATAAGTTGTGCTGTAACATTGTACGTGCTGTCGTTTTTTAGGTTCAATCGTACATTCGCGTTGTTCAACAAATTCACATGTACGGTCGCACCAATAAATGGGAACGGCAATGATCCACTAGGACCGCTCCACGCACCACCGATTCGCAGTGTTCTGTCTCCTGCACTAACGCCCTGAATCGTTCCCCACGTCATGGCTGCAAATGGACTAGCTATTGTAATTTCCCTCGTACCGGCATTGACCGCCGTGATTCTAAACACCGAGTAATTGTTTACGGTCGGAATGGTCGCAGAATCTGGTGTCAATGAAGCGGCACGACCTACGATAACCTCCGTTAGATCCGCTCCTATAGGAGCGGTGTAGATGTTAGTTCCGTTCCAACTACCTCCGATAAACGTAGCAACCGGGGATGTAGACGGTTCTACCGATGAACCATTTAGTGTGCCCGCATTAAGGTTGTTGCCACCTGCTCTACAGCAAAACTCGGTAAACGCCATTAGACCGCCTCCGTCTCATCAGCAATCTTCCGCAACGCAGCAACGCCAGCGGCTTGTTCGCTGGTTCCAATCTGATTCATTGCAGCGTTAAATCGCCGTGTCCAGTCGATGCGTTTTGTCAGTGCGTCATCGGCTTCGATTGCCGTCTTGCATTGCTCCGCCGTGACAGTTTCTTCACCAGCCAGCGACACATACGTCACGCCAGCGGATTTTATCGCATCACGCAAAACATCTGGCCACCCACCACCGACCGCGAGTTGGTCGATCATGCCTTGACGTTCGTCCGTGTGTAGGCTTACACCCACCGTCGAAACAGCTTTACCGATCGAACGCATCAGCCCGCCCATGGGCGTATCCTCTTCACCCGCTTTGTCGATCGTGTAAGCCACCACCGCCGCACCTTCAAGACCGACGATTTCGGACAACTCACCGATCGTGTAAGCGTGCGGATTTCGAACGGGGAGATTCGTGCGATTCATTATCGCAGCAACAGCGTCCCAATCGAGTGCTGCCAATTCGGTTGCCGCGTGTGTTCTGATTAAGTCTGCGAGCATTTCATTACCTCAATACATCCTCTAGTTTCGGTAGCACAATCTCAGGGTTCAGTTCCCGCGCCTTCACGCACCACTTGTCAAACTCGTCTTTTTCAAGACTCACCACTGGCCGGTTATTCAGGGTAGATTTCATGTCATTGACCGTCTGGATCAGCGAACCACGCTCACCAATCGTTCGACGCATTTCATCGACTGCTATTTTTACAGTTTCAACTTCCTGCATTAATGCCGAAGGTGGCACCTTGAAAACAATGACCATGATCGAGGCTTGGATAAAGTTGGTCAGTATCAGAAAAGTAAACAGCCAACGACCTTGTGGCCCCGCTGAAATGTGACTCGTCATTTCAACTTCTCCGATATCAACTTGTCCAGCAGAGTTGTTGACAGTTTCAGGTGATCCGCCAGTTCCCGAGACTCTCTCAGCGAATCGAGCAAGTCCTGATGCGATTTCTCTCGCGATTCTGACCGCGAGTCCTTGTCCTTTAACATAGGCTGCATCATCACAACCCAAATGATGAGTACTGAGACCAATTGAAACGTCTGAGTTCCCGAAGGCGAATTGAGTATTTTCAGCAGGCTTCCCAAAACATTCATTGGCAAGTCCTCTGTTTTGCTGTTCGTCTCTGGCATGGGTCATAGTTCCGTTCCTGCATCCATTATCGTCAATACCTCACATAAACTGCAAAACCCTCATCGACCATCT